TCACTCTGAGCCCTACAGATTTCTCATTAGTGGCGCCACAATGGGACACGGTTAGCCCGGCTAACCTAGTTTGGACGGGTGTAAACGCTACACTCATCTGGGAAAATGCTTTTGGAGGTTTAACATAATGGCAACGGTCACACCGAATTTTAATTGGCCCGTACCTACACCGACGGATTTAGTCCGGGACGGCGCTACGGCTATCGAAGCCCTAGGCGACTCTATCGATGCGAGTTTGGTAGATCTTAAGGGCGGCACTACGGGACAGGTATTAAGTAAAAACTCTAATACCGATATGGACTTTACGTGGGTAACAGATGCAGCCGGTGATATTACCGGAGTTACCGCAGGTACAGGTATTAGCGGCGGAGGTACCTCAGGTACCGTAACCGTTACTAACTCAATGGCCACGGCTATCGATGCTAAAGGTGATCTAGTACCCGGGACAGGTGCAGACACTTTTGCACGTTTAGCCGTAGGAGCTAATGGCACCGTGCTAACGGCAGACTCAGCCGAGACAACCGGCTTAAAGTGGGCAACGCCTACAAGTGCATCCGGATTAACTTTAATTAAATCACAAGCCGTAGGTACCACGGTTTCATCCGTAACAGTTACAGATGCTTTTAGCTCTACTTATGATAATTATTTAATTACTCTTAACGGTGGAGTGGGATCGACCGATTTTAATATTCGATTAACTTTAGGTAGCACTACGGCAGGTTATTATTCGGTCGGATATTATATGTTTTACAATTCCGCAGCGATTACAGGAATTAAGGATGAAAATATAGCTTTTACGACGTGCGGAATTGGTAGTACAATTTCACTTATGGCACAGAGCATTTTGCAAAATCCTAATTTAGCAAAGCGCACAATTTTTCAAAATAATAGTGTGCCTGCTTCTCCAAGTCTAAATACGTTAAACTTTAATGGTTTCCTCGACAATGCAACGCAATACACTGCTTTTACGCTTACGGCCTCAACGGGCACAATGACAGGCGGCACCGTCCGCGTTTATGGTTATCAGAATTCATAAGGGGATAAAATGAAAATACAAATTGACGATGATGTGCAAGATGCAACAAATGAGCAAGTAGCAATAATTGAGGCGATACAAGCTGCACCGACTATCGAGGAGCAGGCACAAGCTAAGTTAGCAGCACGACAGGCCGTTTATCTAAAGTTAGGACTAACATCCGAGGACGTAGAGGCTCTGTTTAAGTAATGCTTACAAGCTATAACGGCTATCCGGCATCTAAAGATCCGGACGAGATAAAAATAAAGTCCTACCCCGTAAAGGGTACGGATCGTAAGCTAAGGTGCGCTAGTAGCGTGGGCCCGTTACTAGCCGCTTTTGCTGCGGAGTTTCACGAGCTTATCGAGCCGATCGATGAGGGCACGTTTGACGATTGGGGCTACGCTTTTAGGATGGTGCGCGGATCTACCGATCGTTTATCGTGTCACTCATCCGGCACGGCTATCGACCTTAATGCGACAAAACATCCGCTAGGCAAAGCCGGTACTTTTCCGGCTGAAAAAATACCGATGCTCAGAGCTCTAGCTAAAAAATACGGCCTTAAGTGGGGCGGCGACTTTAAGAGTCGTCCGGATGATATGCATTTTGAGGTAGAGGTATCAGCGAGCAAGGCTAAAGCATTAATCGCTAGTTTAGGTTTAGAGTAAGACAAACCCTAAAGGGCGTTTAGGAGCAAGTAATGAAAGAGCAAGCAATAGCCGCAGCTAAGTCCTACGGTCGTGCATCCTTGGCAAGTGTTGCCGCGCTTTATATGTCAGGTATCACCGATTACAAAGTATTGGCTAACGCGTTTATCGCAGGGCTAATCGGGCCACTACTTAAGGCGCTACAACCTAGCGAGAAGCAACTAGGCGTAGGGTCTAAGTAATGGAAAGAGCTCAGCTCGTAGTTGGTATAGCACTCGGGAGCTTTACTATTTTGGGGCTAGGAGCTGGGCTCGTCCGTCATATGGTTAAGTATTATCTAGCCGAGTTAAAACCGGACGGCAACGGCGGCCATAACCTAGCCGGGCGCGTGGAGCGTATCGAGCAGCGCGTAGACAAGATTTACGAGATCCTGCTCGAGGACCGCTTAGCCAAGTAGCGACACGCCAAAAGTCTATACGCTTTGTATTCTGACATTTTGCCCTCATACTGATACTACAAACGCTGAGAGGGCTACTCGGTAGCTTAATCGGCCTTAACAAAGGGCTAAGTAAATGAATAGTGCAGATATATTAATCGCGGCTTTTGCCGCTTTTATCGGTTTTATGTTTATGGTAATTGGTTACTCGATCGGCTTTAAGCACGGTCACGGCGAGGGCTTTGTACGTGGTCGCGCTATCGCTAGAGCTCTCAAAGAGAGCGAGCTAATCTAAATGGGTTTTCTAGATAACTACGAGGACGTAAACGCTCGTATTAAGCGCTTTAGATCAGAGTTTCCATCCGGACGATTAGTTGCATACATCGAGGACATCGACATCATTAAAGGCACGATCCTCGTTAAAGCTGAGGCCTATCGCGAGTATGAGGATACGGTGCCAAGTGCCGTCGATTACGCTTTTGGTAACGTATCGACCTATCCAAACAATATGAAAAAATGGTTTATAGAGGACACAATTACCTCAGCTTACGGGCGCGTAATTGGCCTATTAACACCAAGCGAACACGCACGGCCTACGGCGCAGGATATGCAAAAGGTCGAGACACTACCGGCAGACTCTGATCCGTGGAGTACAAAAGCCTCGATCGAGGATATGGCTACAATGGCAAGCTCCGTACTCGAGATTGCTAAAGAGTTAGGCGGTGAGTTAGTAGCCGAGGCTCCACGGTGCTCGCACGGTACGATGGTTTGGGCCGAGGGTACGGCTAAGGCAACGGGTAAACCGTGGGCGGCGTACAAGTGCACTGAGCGAGTTAGAGCTAATCAATGTAACCCGTATTGGCACGTACTCGGATCCGATGGAAAATGGAAGCCTCAAGTATGACAATTAACCCTAAAGATATTTACCGCTCACCCGATGGGCATACTTATAGCTTTGATGGTTATGGCGGTGCTGGTAATTGCTCAAAGTGCGATAACGATACGCATATTAACGATTATGTCCGCGAGGATGGTTTAGTCGTGGCATTTTGTAAACGATGCGAGGACGGTCTCAAGCTATGAGCGAATTAACCTTTATAAAAGATGGCGTAGCAACGACCATCCACGATAACGGCGAGATTACGGTAGTAGCTGCTAAACAATGCGATGAGTGTTTTAAGTGGCATACAGAGATGGGCGGCTTTAGCGTACGAGACGTAAGCGGTGAGGTCGTACTATGGTTATGTGCACAATGTCGCGCGTAGCTAAAGTCGTACTCGATAGGTCGCAAGAGATTACCGCTCATCGAGTAGGGCTAGAGCGCACGATAACGCGTAATGCTGAAATACAAGATGCGAGCAATTTTGGCCAAGTCTATAAAAACTGGCACGAGCTAGTATGGCAAGAGTCAGAGGCCGCAGCGGCAGAGATGGCCGTAGCTAACTATTTTGGCGATTACGGCTTTGTGCCTGCTATTGATAACGCTCACGATACGGCAGACGTAGGAGATAACATCGAGGTTAAATGGACCAAGCACACTAACGGCCATTTAATATTACAAAATCGAGGACCGGGCAGGCCTACGGATGTAGCTATATTAGTTACAGGCTTTAGCCCGGTTTATGTATTACTGGGATGGATGCCGGTACATATGGCCAAGCAAGCTAAATATAAGCATCCTTACCAAAATAATTACTGGGTGCCTCGATCTAATTTATTCGAGATGCAATACCTAAAGAGGTCTAACTATGGCGACATATAAAACTAAGTGCCGCCTATGCGCTCGCATTACTGAGCATATAGAGCGCGTAGTAACCGATAACCTGCCACCGTACGTTAAGTCGCTCCAATGCGTTAAATGCGGCGTAATGGGCATAGTGCTAATGGAGGACGTTAAAGATGCCGACGTATGAGTATGAGTGCATAAGCTGCAACGTACGCTATGAGACCGTGGAAAAGATGGCCGAGCACGTTACGCCGTATGGTTGTAATTTGATGATGAGGTAGGTTTATAGCGCCCGGGGCTTCGTATTTAGGG